AACGTTTAGCCAAAATGGGCCCAAGTGCTCGTCCCAGAGTAAAAGAGCTGTCCGTCATTTTTAATAGTGGTGGTATGAACGAAAAAGAGATGGACGCATTTGAAGCGTTGGCCCAGCAGTTCAAGAAGCCGATGGCTCCTCCGAGTGGTCCGCCTCCTATCTCAGCCGAGAGGGTTGCTGAAGTAAAAGAGAGTAAAGCCAGTAAGCTCCAGAGACAACGAGAATTAATGTCGTCTCTACGAGAGAAGCGAAAGTCCGAGGGTCGGAGTGCTACTGGTAAAACTCTGATGGTTGATAACACCCAGAGAATGCTGGACTTAGCAAGAGTCGCCGAAGAAGCCGAGCCAGAGCCAATTCGCCTTGAGGTAATGGAAATCGCCGAGCCAACTGTTAGCACCAAAATGAGCCCCAATATTACGATTGCTCCGCCAAGAAAGCTGAAGGCTCCGAAGCCCCAGAAATTACAAGCTGAAGGTGTTGAAGCCTTCGTTAGACGTCTTCCAGAAGGTTTGGAGAAATATACCGCTTCATTCTTATTGGAATCCGACCCCTTGAAAGAGTTTGATAGTGTCGCTGGGCTATACGCTTTATACTATTGCTTGGAGCTTATCGGTCCGATGGCGGAATCGGGACCCAGGGGTGCTCTTGGTAAATATGAGTTTCCAGAAATAAAAAAAGTAAAATATGGAGTTCGTTTTAGAAAAAGTGAGGGTGTTCGTTTCCCAGAAAACTTAATGGAAGGCTACAGTAATGTGGGGTTAGAGGGACCTTTTATATCTAAATTGAGAGAAAGACCAACGTTTAATGGTGAGATAGTTATAGATAATATACCGAGGGTCCAGACTGCGATTAATGTTCTGATGGGTAAGCAAACTGATTGGCGGGTTGAGGTTTATTACGGCGGTGGAATGGGTGATACGAAGGGCATTCGTTGTTCAATCCGTTGGACAGGTAAAAAAGGACAACGAGGCCAAGATGAACTCTGGAAGCAGTTCTGGATTGATACTATCCGACCAATATTGATGGTTACTCCAAGATGGGATAGAGCTCTTGCTCGGGTTAGCGAGCGAAGAGAAGTAGCCGTTGCTGAGAGAGCTGTCGCTCGTGAGGCCCAAATCGCAGATATAGCCAGAGTTGGTGCTGAAGAAGTCCAGACTGACCTCAGTGTTAAACAAGTCCTTGGTGCGGTTAAGAAAGTGTTAGATGATAACAAAATGTCTCTGTCTGGATATACCAAATGGAAAGACCAAGGTATTCCGTTTATCATCGGCCAGATGAAAAGGATATTTGATAAAGGACCGCAGGAAGCTGGTATGAAAGTTGTTGATGGATATCTGACTCCGCAATTTACCCCAGATAGAAGACCAGTCTGGGAAGCATTCAAAGCCTTGATTGCGAAGAAAACTGGCTCTGGAATGGAGGGCGGAAAGTTTGATATTTTTGATGACTTGATAATACCAGTCGGCACCAAGGTAGGAGAACCATATAAACAGACTACTGGCTTGAATCCCTTTACCCTTGGGTTTAAATTGGGCCGAGATGTAATTGCTCCAGCATTAATGAGAAGGTTTCCTCCCAGAGGAAGGGGAATGGAGGGCGGACACTGGACTGCTACAGAAGTAAGCCATCTTGAAAAGGAGATGCGAAACTACCAAAATATTGCTCATCATCTCGGTCAGCATCTCGCCGAATCTGGGTCCCAAGACCCCAAAGACCAGATTGGGTTTTACCACTTCTCAAAGGAAGCCAAACGTGTAGCCGACCTTATAGACCAGATTGGCTCTTAGTGTGCTCTTCAAGAGTCAAGAAAAACCGCTTATTATCTATCCATTTAAGCGTTGGGTCGCCTACGAATCCTTTTTCCCAGTAAAACCAAGCGTAGAAGGTCATTCCAGTCCGATATTTACCGTCAGGTCTTACTTTATCCGTAAGAAATGGCGGTCTCGCAAATATAAACACTTCTTTTAAAGCAAAAGACGTGTCTTTCCAGATTTTTTCTAATCTCTTACTGCCCATCAGAATAGAGAATGGATAGAGGGCGTAGATGCCCTTCGTAGCCACTTGCTTCATTTTAAGAATGAAAGCGGTAGTCTGGCGGTCGCCGTAAGGCGTATTGGTTATAATATACTCCGAAGTAAGGTCAGTTCTTACCAGAAAATCGGTTGTCGCCGTTTCGTCGTAGATATTCTCCGATATACTGGTGTATCCATTCTTCTCTAAAGTCGTTGCGATTGTCCGTTCTTCCGAGCTACAGGGCTCCAGAATAGTTGCGTCTTTCGGTATTGCGATTAAGTCCAGCAGTTGCTGTATAACACTATACGGAGTGAGGTATTTATCATTCTCATTTCGTTCGCTCTTCTTATTCTGATTTGGTAGTATCTGACGGGGCATTTATATTATTACTATATTTAATCTGACGAATGAAGAAGTTTAATATATTCTACACCTATTTTTAGAAACTATTTGGATAGGTTGTTTTAAGTTTGTCCATCACTTCTGGAGGTATGATGAGCGGTTTCTTTTCAAAGAGCACTTTTTCTTGTTTGTAATATATCCAGTCTGCGAACGGTTTGATTGGTATAAGACTGAACTGCTCTGTTATATTGGTTAAGAACCGTATTGGGTCGGCCTTCAAGTCCTCATACCTAACAAAGTAATAGTTCTTTACCAGTCTCGGCAACAAGAAGGTTATAAACTCGGACTTCTGTTGTCGGCACTCCATTATATTAGCAAAGTCCTCTACCTTCTCATCTCCAATATACGATTGTATTCTTCCGAAAAACAGAAGGTTGTAGTCCAGCGGAGTGTATGGGACTACTTGGTGCGGTGTTTTAGCGAAACTATCCAGCCAGCTTACCAGCTCTCGTTCTATTCCGATAAACAGAGTCGTATCCGAATCCGAAAAGTCCGTCATTCTCCAAAGGTGTTTTAAGCCGAATTGGATTGATACTTCCATTCCAAAATTAGAATGTAGCAACTTCTCCAAATAGGTCGTCCCAGAACAACGTTCGCCAAAGACTACAATTTGGTTTATCATTCTATAATCTTGGTTTATATTTTACTTTCTAAAAATAGGTGGTGATAATATTAGAGTTCTTCATTCGTCTTTTTAGGAATAAATAACACTTACTTTATAACCTATTTAGAAATAAAATCACTGTATAGTTTATAAGATAGATGCTTACTGACTACGAAAAAAGAGAGTTTTCACTTACCGTAATTGCCCCAATCCCAGCACCAGCACCTCCAGAGGTCATTATAACCCCAGAGGTAATGGAAGCCGTCAAAATCAGACTGGTCGCCCAGAAGGAAGAAGAGCAGAAGCAGAAGAAGCGAGACTACCAACGAGAATATATGAGAACGTATAAGAAAGACGCTCCGCCTTCGGCCGACGACCAAGCCAAGGCCAGACTCAAACGAACTCTCAAAAAATACGACACCGAACTTATTAAGGAGGTTTTGAAGGGTCTTTGAAGAATCCTGATTTAGGAAAAATAAATACTAATTGCGTTAAACTATTTAGAAATTAATATATAGGTATATTATAATGGCGACCCCTTTAGAAGAGTTTATTTACAACGGAGAATCCGACAGCTTACCTATTAAGAAAGAATGGTTTGATGAGGACAACGCAAAATTACTACTGACCAGCACTGATTTTTGTAAGCAAGACCGACTACATCTATCCAATTATAACAAGCACCGATGTAGTGGCTCTCAAGTAAATACCGAATACGTTTTTGGTATTGGTTGCGAGGAATTGAAGCTGGGTAGATTATTCCCAAGGGACGGAATTGGCCTACAATCTTTCCGATTTGATATACGAAATCCGCTTGCTCGGAAATGGTATTGGGACACCGATATTGCGAATGCCCACTACATCATCGCTCTGAAATGGGCCAAGGACCGAGAACTGAAGTGCGACTGTATCCAAGAATATATAACCGACCGAGAAGCCAAGCTGGCTCTGGTCTCATCTAACCGTAAGAAAGCCAAGACCGAGTTTATTAAGGTATTGTATCTCGGCGACGTCCGATTGTATTCCCAGTCTTACAACGAAGTAGAAGGCGAAATTACAACGGAAGGATTTGAGTTTCTGACCAAACTGAGAAAGGAAGTGGAGACCCTTGCTCTTACAATCTGGGAGGGAGGGAGGGACCTTTGGACTTTAAAAACTGGAAAAGAAAGAAAAGCACTGAAGTCAAAGCCGAACCCAAAAGCTTCGCTAATGTCTCTATTATTCCAGACAGAAGAAAGAAAAATGTTAATGATTTGGGACTCATTCCTATCTTATAAGGGCAGATATTTATCTGTATTTATCCACGACGGAGGATACGTTAAGAAATTAGAAGGCGAGACCATCTTTCCGTCTGAGTTGTTGAAGGAGGGAGCCGAGCAGATTTTTAAACTGACTGGATACAACGTCAAGCTGGAAACCAAAGATATAGCGTTTGATTGGAAACCTACTGGAGCCGAGAAGGACGCTTACCAGATTCTCAAAAACGAGTTTGAAAAACACTCTTTTTTGCTGTCCCATCAAGTCGTCTCGCTTCTTTCCAACGGCAAGCTTGAATATCTGGATACTTGTAAAGCCAAAATCAAGTTCGCCCCTCTCAAGTTCCAAGAATGGTGCTTTGATAAAGAAAAGCTGATGGACATTCGGTTCTTGGACCGATGGGTTGAAGACCCCAATCGTCTATTCTACGAAAACGTCGGATTCTATCCAGAAGCGTCCCTCTGTCCTCCAAAGACTTACAACTTATTCCGAGGGTTCAACGCCGAGAAATACCGTCCAGAAGTCCCTCTAACGAAGGAGCAGATAGACGAGCTTATCGCTCCTCTGGTTTTCCATCTCAACCTCCTTACATCTGGTTGCGGAGATTTTATTATTAAATGGTGTGCGAAGATTATCCAGTTTCCCCACATCAAGAGCGACTTGGCTCTTCTTATCCGAGACGTTTGCGGTCTTCTGAGCGAAGGCGGTGGAACTGGTAAAAACTTGATGTTTGAATGGTTCGGCAACGAGATTCTGGGTGAGGATTATACTATCGTTGTAGGCGACAACGACATCTTATACGGCGATTTTAATTCCCAGTTTGAAGGCAAGCTCCTCGTCTTCGTTGAGGAAGCTGGTGGCGACTCCAACTTTAAGTCCCAAGATAAATTAAAAGCTAAAATCACTGGTAAGAAGCTCAACGTAAATAAAAAAATGGTTGCCCAGTATGACGTTGCGGACCATTCCAACTATATCTTTACTACCAATAACAACAATCCCTTGCCTATCAAGATGGGAGACCGAAGATGGGGCGTTTTTGATACGAATACCGAAAAGCGAGGCAACGTAGCCTATTTTGAGAAGTTGGTTAAGCACCTCAGCAGAGCCGACGTCAAGTGGGCTTTCTACCAGCACCTCCGAACCGTAAAGACTTATAATTCTTCTATCCAGTGGTCCAAGAATATTCCTATTACCAGTGCTTATAGGGAGGTCCGACAATTGAACGCCCCTCTCTATTTAAAATGGATTGTTAGTGCCCTACAAAACGGTCAGCTTCCGAACCAGAATATCGGAGAATTATACGCCCAATTCCGCCACTGGGCCAGCGAGACCAAACAAAAGGGTGCTGGCGAGATTACGACGCTTACCACTTTCGGTCATCTTCTCAACGGCGAGAACGACGGTATTGAACTCGGCGAAAAGAAGGGCGTTAAAGGGTGTATCCAGATGCGTTGGAACTACGAAAAGTTAATTGGTGGTCTGAAGTCGCTCTACCTTTTAGAGGACGATTTCGTATATAAGGCCAAGCCTCAGGTTCTTGTCGCCGACGACGAATCTAAAGAATAATTTAGATAACTGATTTAGATATATATTTACCTAATATATATATAATGGAAACTATTTTCTACACTTTGATTGTTTTAGCGTTTGTCGGTAATTTACGAAGACCAGACGTAGTGGTTAAAGGCGAGGTATGCGGTCGCTACTGGATTGGAGACAACCAATTCGGACCAGACAGCATTCGTAATGAGGTGGCTCGGTTATTATCCACTGGTGATTATACTATCAAGTATGGTGAGAGCACCATTTTTGATGTCTGGGAGATGGATACGGCTCTGTATTGTTAGTTTATTTCTTGGGCTCTTCGTCATCACTGTCGTCGTGTAGATTGAGAACGAAACATTCCTTCTCACTCATTACGGACATTTTACACCCTTTGGAGATGGTCACCCAACGTGAGTTCAGCTTCTTGATTTTTTTGATTTGGTCTCGGTCAAGGCCAAAATAATTATCCAATAAGTATTTCATCGCTTTGCCTCCAAGACCGTTGGGGAAGATGGTGACGGATTTACATTCGTTCAGAATACGTCTGGTGTCCAGACCATTACAAGCCAAATGACTGGTATAAACCACCTCGGTATTAAAGTGGCGACCCGTTTCCAAGATGGCGTTCAAGATGCCGTCTATCTTGCGTTTCAGATTCTTGTTTTGTAAGCAGTCTGTATCATCAAAAATAACCAACGAATCCTTAAAATCCTTGGCTTGAATGTCGTCATTAAAGAATGACGGCTCGTGGATTTTGAGACGTTTGATGTATTTAAGCTTATCTATTGATGGGTCATCTCTGAGAGATGAGATGACGTATATCTCCCTCTTGGGATAGAGTCGGTGGTATTCCTCGGCGTATCCTCTTGTCCAATAACTCTTACCAGACCCAGAAGCACCCGTGACGTATCTAATAGAGCGTTCTATATTCTTGTCGGGAATCGGCTGGAACTTCAGATTGGGTTTATCTTTCAGTTTGATTTCATTAAAAGCACTACAAGTTGCCGTTGGGCGGTCCGTTATACTGAGCATCTTCCATTTTTTTTTGTCTTTTTCTTCAGTATTCTCCAAGAGAGCTAATGTTTGTCCTTCTCCTTCAAAGTTCATCTTATATATAGTTGGCGAGAAAATCTTTTGAATAAGCGTTGATTTTTTTCGCAAAGTATTCTATCAAGGTAATAATACTGGACAAAGCAGATTTTTCCGTTATTTTATCTATCTCCGCAAATATTTTGTCGCTAAATGGTATCTCAAATACAGACGACAACTGCTCCTTAATAAACTGTAGGTTGGCTTGTATCTCTGGCCACTTCGGAGTTCGGTAGTCTTGCGTCAAAACCTTCTCTAAAATCTCCAGTTCGGCTCTTATTTTGTTCAAATACCCCACTTGCCCATTAAAAAAATCTATCATCTTATCAATCACCGACGATTTCTTATCCTCTAACAAGTAGAGAGAAAATAACCGCTTCAGTGCTTTAAAAGCATTCGTATTCTTATAATAGCGTATGTCGTCTTCCAGCCCCTTCTCTATCAGTTTCTTGTTCGGATTCTCGGGGTAATTGCTCTTACCGCTCTTAGTTTTTACGTAGTAATTCTCGCTGATTTCGCAGAATTGGTCGCCCACTTTCTTTATAAGGTCTATTTTGAGGACAGTCGGGTCCAATACGCAATCTTCAAACGCCTTGTAAGTGTTGTCCAGCAGTTTAATTTTCCCAGCTTGAATATCCTCGGGTTTCCAACGCAGGATAAATAGGTCTCGGACCAAATCCTCTTTTTCCTCGGGCGTTTTCGCTTTATTAATGATGAGCCTTCGTCCTCTTGGTATTAGCGGATTCTTCAAATACTTTTTGAGCGACTTTGCCGAGTAGTCACCCTCGTAAGCAAGACGACTATCCCAACCACATTTGAAGTCCGTTATATATACGTTGGGGTCTTTTTCGGCTTCTTGGTAAGCCTCTTGGAAATGTTTTTTTACCGAAGCGGGAGATTGTAGGAGTTCGGTTTCTATATCGTAGTCGCTTCCGTATAGAATGGAGCGGAGCGAATTAGACCCTATCAGTTTATATTTGCCTTTTACTGCGAACAATTCTATCAAGTCTTCAACAGAGTCGTTTATCATCTGCGGTTCTTTCGTCATTTTATTAATATACAGTGATATTATAATACAAGATGTCGTGGAGTGGAGTAAATATTATTGAAGTTGTTGTTAGCCCTAAATCTAATAAACGATTCCGAGTCGTATTTGAAGACGGTGATAAAATTAAAAAAGTAGATTTCGGCAGTCCAGTCGCAACCACCTTTGTAGATGGAGCGGACATCGCAAAACGGGACAATTATAGGAAGCGTCATCTCGGCAACAAGACCGAGAAATACCGAATTGAGAACCTCATTCCCAGTCCAGCTTTGTTTGCCTTTCATCTTCTTTGGGGAGACAGTCAAAACCTCACTACGAATATTATTAATCTTCAGAAGTTGTTGCGTAAAAAGGGATAGATTTATTTAGCAATAATATTTAAATGAACGACCAGCAAAAAAAGATATTTGAGAAGCTCAAGAGAGAGGATTGTATCGCCTTTATTAAAAAATACTACTCAGATATAGGCAGAACCGAGACGCCAGACTACGAAAGCTACTCATTACAAGAACTCAAAAAATGTCTGGTTCTGTTTAATATCCATTTAGCAATTGCCGAGGAATAATAATCTAATGGTAGTTTATAATGAGCGGAACCACTATCGGCGAACACTACTGGGTATTAAACGGATACGGAGGCGAGCCTCCTCTTGAAGAGCAGATTGGGATTGCGAAAGAGGAGATTGCTAATTACGAAGAGAAGCAACAAATAGCCAAGGATACTTGGACCGACGAAGAATGGAAGGAAGAAGCCAAGCTATACGAGTTTTGGCTCTACAAGAACCTCATCTTCTACTGGGAACGGGTTATTAAGACCCTACAAGAATTGATAGACGGACCGAAGGAGGTTGAGTTGGAGGTAGAGGATTTGGAGGACAGCGGACTCGCAATAAAAAAAAGGGAGGTTGAATCCTCCCCTTAATTTTTTATTTAATTAAAGTTAATTATATACAAAATATACGAAATATACAGGTTATACAGTTTTTTTTTTATTTTCGTTTGGAGCCAGAGCCCTTCATCGCCTCACACTGGACTTTGAATCGGGCGTCTCGCTCCTTTTTGATTTGTTCGGGAGTTCTGAAGGTTCCGCAGGCTTTGGCGTAGTCTTCCTTGCGTTTCTTCTCGGCTTTCAGGTAGGCGTTGGCTTCGGCCAGCTGTTGTTTCTCCTCTTGTTTTCGGAGTTCCTTGGGGCTGAGCTCCTTTGGCTTCTTTACGGCCTTCATCGTCAGGACCTCTACCTCGGCTTGGAGGCGTTCAGCCTTCTCCTCTGGGGTCTCTTCTTTGGTGATGGTGATTCCAGCTTTCTTGGCGAAAGTCTTTGTTTGCCTCTCGGCGTCCAGCCCCATTATCAGTCTTGCGGGAATGACGTCAGAGTGTAAGCATTTATTACAGCAGACTCCTGAGGTGCCTTCATCGTAATTCAAAGGGGATACGCTGTTGCCGTAAGGACAATCGCAGAATCCTCCGCAAAGACAACAGATAGGGTGGAAGGCGGGGTTGGGTCCTCTGGGAAGAGTGGTCCTTTTCGGTAATGGCGTCTTGGTCTGGATTGCCTTGGCTACGGCGTCTCTCATCTCGGCAGTTTCAAAGACGTAGGTGTATCCGCTACACATTATACCGAAGAGTAGGACACTCATTGAGCCCATCGGATTGGCTTCGTCCATCTCGCCATTCTTATCCACCACTTGGACGACAAGGACATACCAAGTTTTGCCGTCGGGAGTTTTGACCTCCTTGTTGTTGTAGTCTTGAATGGAGCAATCACCAGACTGGTTCCACTCAGCAACTTGGTGGGCGATTTCTTGGTAGTTCATTATTCCGATGCCTTGCTCTCGCTCTCTCCAAGTCCAGCAGATATCGGTGGGTTGTCTGCTTCTGGCGAAGTGGGAGTAATCGGCGTTCATTTGTTCTCTGGTGTGGAAAACGTTAGTATAGACTTTCATTTTGTTGTTATTAGTATTTGTTTTATTTTTGCTCTCAGAAGTCTCTTGGAAAAAGCCATCAATTTTTTGGGGGGTCTCAGTAGTAGTGGTTAAGGCCACCTTGTTGGCCAGTCTCTCAGCAAGGGCGATGACGTCAGCGACAGAGTTAGTGTTGGTGTTCATTTTAATAATCGTAGTTTTAGTTTTATACGTTTAGAAGTTTTAGTTTAAAAGATTTCAATTTTTTGGATTTAATACAAAATAATGAAAATCTGATAATTTAATTTAATTTGGATTCTGGAGATTCCGATTTTAGGTGTTCAATTTTATAGCTTTCTGAATAACTTGTTTTGATTTTATATCTTCTGTAAAAACGCAAAAAAAAAGTTCAATTTTAGACGACGAATGAAGAAGTCTAATATATTCTGGACCTATTTTTAGAAAGTAAATTATAATTCCAATTCCAAATATAACAATCCGAAAAGTCTATTCTAACCAGTGTTGTTTTTTGGCCCCCTATTAAGCTACCCCTCTCGCTATTCTATTCTCTCTGTTTTGAACAGAGGTAGATAGTATAGACACTTGAGAGAGAATATAGAGAGTGGGTAGATAGTATAGACACTTGAGAGAGATTTTAGAGAGTGGGTAGATAGTAGGGGTCAAAAATAGACACTTAGACACTTTTTATTTTCTCAAAAATGTGGTCTCTACTATTTTTGAAACGTATAGTAGCTTTTTTTATATAGATTTTGAAAGCGAAAAGTGTCTAAGTGTCTTCTTTTTGGAAACCGTCAAATACTATTATATTTAGGAATAGTATTTGGGAATAGTATTTAGAAACAATTGTATATATATATTATAAGATGCCGAGACTAACCGAAGAAGAAAAAGCCAAACGATTTAATGAAGAGATAGCCAACCGAGTAGCAATCAAAGAAATGAAAGCCCAAAGGGCAGAAGAGAAGAGATTGGAATGGGTTGAAGCCCAGAAAGCCAAGTCTCTTAAAAAACAAGAGAAGCGATTCCATTGTAAATGGTGTAATGAGGAGTTTGGTGGGCTTAATTTTATTAAGGAAGACCACTTCGCATCAATGATACATTCAAATAACCGACGAAAGATGATAGATAAAATCCGAGAAGCCCGTATAATAATAGAATACTGTAAGAATATTGGCGATTGGGAAGGAAACGGAGAATACTGTAATCTTACCAACTCTGACTGTTGGGCCGTCTAAACGCCTATAAAATTGAAAGATAATTCTGTCTTATCCCTGAATGTATAAAACAAAATAATACTAAGATGAATCAGTCCTTAACCACTACTACTGAGACCACCCAAAAAATTGATGGCTTTTCCGAACTAACTTCTGAGAGCAAAACAAATAACAATATTAAGATGACTACTACTAACTTAACAATCGGAGATATAACTAATAAGAAACACACTCTGTCCGCCTATCTATTAGCAAGGAAGCTCAACTTCTACCCAGAACAACTATATAACTTCCTGTTTAGAGACTTCTCGCCAGATATAACCAGCCGAATCCCCGAACCTATCCTGAGACAACTACGGCAACAGTCCAATTTTAATAGCTACGACAAATACGACTTCCAGCTACGACTATTAACAATCGGAACCAAGCTGGTAGGATTCGCATTCTGGACTTGTCCGAAAGAGAATAACGGCAAGTGTTGTCTGGAGTTCTTGCTGATAGATGAACCCTACCGAAGCAAGGGATACGGCAAGATACTGATGGACGATTTTGTCCAGTGGGCCGACGCAAACAGACCGCACATTCTCATACAAATCCCCTCCAAAGATGAGAGATGTAAGCACTTCTATACGAAATACGGCTTCAAGCCCAAGAATCCTGCCGACACTGCCGAACTTGTAAATTGGGAGAGGGCCGTCTAAACGCCTGTAAAATTGAAAGATAATTCTGTCTTATCCCTGAATGTATAAAACAAAATAATAACTAAATACAAATAACTTAGAAACAAAATACCAATATATACAAGATGACGAACGAAGAACCCCAAAAAATTGATTACCAATTCCAGAGAACTGCTGATTACAAAAACAAAATAATGGAACATCTTAATTACGACGCAACTGAATGGGGACTATTCTATTCTGGCTACAAAGAGGTAGGCCAGCTACAACTCCAGAAGATGCTGGAAAAGACCAAGAACGAATGGACAAGAGTCCGAAAGCTGGACTACGCTGAGAAGGTAAAATACACTCAGCACATCTACTATAAAACCGAATGGTCCGAGAAGGAAGACTGCTTCATTACACCGAAAGTAGTTTTACGAGCCGAACTGAATATCCGAACAAGCCAAGACAACGTATCTGCGAAGTGGGCCGACGCATACCGAAGCTACAAGGAAACCAACAAGGCTATATTTGATGCTTGGCTTGTTCGGCTGACCGCAGAATACAAAGAGGTCAAGGCCTACTACATTCAGAGAAAGGACGAACTGGAAAGAGAACAAAAAGTCCAACATCAAATAAACGCCAACGAAGAAGTGGAATGCCCTTGCTGTAAAGCGAAAGTAGCGAGGACCAACCTAAGTCGCCATCGCAAGTCTAAAAAGTGTTTGAATGCGTTGGAAGAGGCGTCTAAAAGTCTGTAAAATTGAACTATTCCTCGGCTAAGATGATAAATACAAAAACAATATCACTACTAATAAGATGCCGAAGACCCAGACTAAAATCCTCAACTCTGCCGACTACAGACAGACAGACCCAACAACATATCAGATAAAAACACCCGCCTATACCGAAGACAAATGGACAAGATATACCACCGATGAAGGATTGCCCTATTTCGTAAATCTGGGCTGTAATGGAAAATGGAGATATATAGATGAACGAGGAATAGAATACTACGTCCAATTTAAAAAATAAAAACACACTATATATTATAAAATGTCTAACACTATCAGTTCATCTTGGTTGCCTGTAGGCTCAGTTCTATTTTCAGCATCAAACGTAGAAGTGCCCAATACATTCCTCACCTGCGACGGAAGCAGTCTTGATAGAGATGTATATACGGATTTATTTAGCGTTATAGGAACGACCTACGGCTCAGTTTCAGCAACAACATTTTCACTCCCCGATTTGATAACCTCCCCCTATATATCTGGCGGTGCCGTCAGCAGTGGTGTCCCAACTCCCGCTGGAGCCACTTCTTCGCCTTTTTTATTGGCCACGGCGTCAATTCCGTCGCTGGCTCAAGCCAATTTTGCTTACGGAGGTTCTTGGCCGACTATAGAAGCCCAGATTAATGCTGGTGTATGGTTCAGTAATAGCACGCCAAGCGTTCAGAAAGTTGTTTCTGGGACAAATAATACTGTAAAAGCGAACAGCACAGACCTTTCAACTTATTCTGGAACCTTACCAGCTGGAAACTACCTCAGTTACGTCCTTCCAGCTCCCCAGACCGCTATTACACCAGTGCCCGACGCTGGTTCAGTGATAGAACTAACCGCACTAACGATGGTGCCGATAATTAAAGCGTGGTATAACATTTCAGAGGCTCCAGACTACGTTCCGCCTCCAGTTTCAACGAGTAATGGAATAGTGGCCCAACCAACTATAGATACAAAGTTTGTATCAAATCCTACTACTATTTATAATAATGTCCCAGCACTTAGTGGGTTTATTTTTGAATATCCGCCAGTGGGTTTTAATTAAATATAGTCTTATAATATAAAATGTCGGCATCATCAGTAAATGGATATCAAGGAATACCAATACCAGTGGGAACAGTGTTTCCGTATGCTGGCTCGGCAAATCCCGCAACATTTCCCCAAGGATATTTACTTTGTAATGGAGCGTCGCTTGTTAGAACCGACTACCCAGAATTGTTTAGAGTTTTAGGAACAACATACGGTTCGGTTTCTGGGACAACATTTAATCTTCCTCAGTTTAATAACCGTTATTTAAAGAGCTCGGCTGTAGCTGGAACGGTGACCGCTC